AACAACAACTTTTACGAATTATTTCAACACGCACAAGGTGCAGAAGATTGGTTCTCCTACAAGGCAAAAGCATCAGAAACTAAGATTGTAGATGAAGATGAGCTTATCAAGGCAAAAGAGGTTATGGGTGAAAAGAAGTATCAGCAAGAGTTTGAATGCGATTGGATTGCCAACATTGAGGGTGCAGTATATGGAGACATTATTGCTAAGATGGAAGATGATAAGCAAATAGCACGAGTGCCATACGATCCATCATTACCTGTCAATACTTCTTGGGATTTAGGGGTATCAGATCATACTGCCATAATCTTTTTTCAGCAATTAGGAAGAGCAGTAAACATTATTGATTACTATGAGGAACGAGGTCAAGGTTTGCCACACTATGTGCAAGTTATTAATGAAAAAGATTACATCTACAAAGATCACTTTGCACCACATGACATTGAAGTTACAGATTTCAGTAATGGCAAAACGAGACGAGAGGTAGCCTACCAATTAGGGGTGCGGTTCAAGGTAGTGCCAAAAATACCACTCGAAGATGGAATCCACGCAACCTCAATGACCTTGCCAAGAACCTTCATCGATGTAGACCATTGCAAAAAATTGATAGATGCGTTAAGACATTACCACAGGAAGTATATTGATAAGAACAGAATGTTTAGATCAAAGCCTGTGCATGATTGGAGTTCCCATGCTTGTGATGCAATGCGTTACCTAGCTGTTGGACTACAAGAAATAAATACTAGACAAACTGCACCACAAAGTGTAGCAGATAATAATTACAATATTATTTGAGGATTTTTATGGGATCAATATTTAAACCAAAAATGCCACCACTACCACCTGTTCAACCTTTGCCAGAACCGCCTAAAGCAGAACTGTCGCCAGAGGAAGAAGCAAGAATACAAGCTGAACAAGCTGCAATGGAAAGAAGAAGAAAAGGTAGAAAGTCTACTATTCTTACTGGACCACTTGGTGTGCAAGAATCTGAAGAAACAAAACTTAAAACTTTATTAGGAGAGTAATGTTTAAAAAGATTTTAAATTTTTTTAAAAAAAAAGAAGAAGATGTTTTGTATTTAAAAGAAGAAGTAAAGTTTAATAACACAGATGATTTACAATCTTCAGTAGATAGCGATAAAGTTTTTAATAAAAAAGATACTAAAGAAACTAAATCATCTTTAACATTTGGAAAATAAGTATGGGTTCTAATTCTGGATCTAATGGTGGCGGTGGTAGAACTGGTCCACAAGAGTTAGGTTTAACAACTAGAAAAAGCTCTGTGCAAAAAGGAGTTGAGAAGGTTGGAGATTTTATAAAAGGTGGTGGTATATTAGGTTCAGTTGTTAGAGGAATATCTACAGGAATTAAAAAATCAAAACAAAATGTTTTAGACTATGAAGGTCAAGCAGCAGGAGTAACTCCTATGCGTTCACCAATGACAACAGGAAGAGATGGTGGTAATGGTGGCGGAGCAATGGGAACAAGTGGTCAAGTCGTACAAGCACCTCAACCAGTTGCATCACCCACTACAGTAGAAGTTTCACAAGTTAGTGCAGCAGATGCAGAAGATCCTATTCTATTAAGAAAAAGAAAAACATTAGCAAGAGGAAGATCATTAACAATAGCTACAGGACCAACAGGTGCAACAGGTAGCTTGACTTTAGGCAAACCAAGTTTATTAGGTAGATAATGGCACAAACAGATTTAACAAAAAGTTTATTAAAACGATTTGATCGTTTAAAATCTCAAAGACAAAATTGGGAAACCCACTGGCAAGAAGTTGCAGATTATATGCAACCAAGAAAAGCAGATGTAACTAAATTAAGATCAAGAGGTGATAAACGAACTGAACTTATTTTTGATTCCTCTCCATTACAAGCAGTAGAACTTTTAGCAGCATCATTACATGGTATGCTAACTAACCCATCAACTCCTTGGTTCTCTTTAAGATTCAAAGAAGATGAAATGGAAAATGAGGATGAAGCAAAAGAATGGTTAGAGTCTGCAACAGAAACAATGTATGCAGCATTTAATAAATCAAACTTCCAACAAGAAATTTTTGAACTGTATCACGATCTAATTACTTTTGGTACAGCAGCAATGTATATTGAGGAAGATGCAGATGATATTATAAAATTTTCTACAAGACACATTAATGAAATCTTTATTGCTGAAAATGATAAAGGTAGAATTGATACAGTATTTAGAAAATTTAAACTTTCAGCAAGAGCTGCAATACAACAATTTGGTACTGGAATATCAACTAAGATTGATACAATCAATAATAAAAATCCTTACGATGAAGTAGAAATTATTCATGCAGTATATCCAAGATCAGATTTTAATCCTAAGAAACAAGATAAAGCAAATATGCCATTTGAATCTGTGTATATTGAATATGCTAGTGGTGAACAATTATCTGTATCTGGATTTAAAGAATTTCCATTTGTAGTACCAAGATATTTAAAAGCATCACACGAAATTTATGGAAGATCACCTGCAATGACCGCATTGCCAGATGTCAAGATGCTAAATGAAATGTCTAAAACTACAATCAAGTCTGCACAGAAACAAGTTGATCCACCTTTACTTGTTCCAGATGATGGATTTATATTACCAGTAAGAACAGTACCTGGTGGTTTAAATTTTTATAGAAGTGGTACAAGAGATAGAATTGAAGCATTAAACATTGGAGCAAATACTCCATTAGGTTTAAACATGGAAGAGCAAAGAAGAAACTCAATTCGAAATGCGTTCTATGTAAATCAATTAATGATGCAGAGTGGTCCACAAATGACAGCAACAGAAGTTATCCAAAGAAACGAAGAGAAGATGAGATTACTTGGTCCAGTTTTGGGTAGACTTCAATCTGAATTATTAAAACCATTAATTGATAGAACTTTTAATATTATACTTAGAAAGAATTTATTTAGACCAGCTCCAGACTTTTTATCTGGTAAAGATATTGAAATCGAATATGTATCTCCATTAGCTAAAGCACAGAAGTCTAGTGAACTACAATCGATTATGAGAGCAATAGAAATCATGGGTAGCTTATCTAATGTTGCTCCAGTATTCGATCATATCAATATGGATAAACTCGTTAGACACTTAGCAGACATTGTTGGTGTTCCACAAAAAGTTTTAAAACCACAATCTCAATTAAATGCTGAACGACAACAAGCACAAGCTCAACAAGAACAAATGCAACAAATGCAACAGCTACAACAAGTAGCGGAAGCAGGGGGAAAAATAGCACCATTAGCAAAAGCACTTCCAGAGGAAGCTAAAGCAGTTGCCAATGCTGATGCTGAGTAATGAATGATTTAAAACAATTTGAAAAACAAATAAAAGGTTTAAGGGAAGCATATCAAAGAATTTTTAATTCAGATGATGGTAAAATTATTATCTCTGATTTAGAAAAACGATGCCACTTTTGGTCTACCACTAATGTTAAAGGGGATAGCCATGAAAGTGCATACATGGAAGGTCAAAGGAGTGTACTTCTATTTATTAAATCAATGCTCCAAAATGATAACACAAAAGGTAAATAACTATGTCACAAGAACAGATAACACAGGAAACTGTGCCTGTAGCAGAGACAACACAAACTACTACAGAAACACAAACACCAATTTCTTCTACTACTGAACAACCTACTGTTGCGAAGTCTTGGAAAGAAGCAATCTCAGAAGAGTTTAGAAGTGATCCAAATATATCTAAATTTACAGAGATTGATGCACTAGCTAAATCTTATATCAATGCAACTAAAATGATTGGTCAAGATAAAGTTGCAGTGCCAAATAATAATTCAACAGAAGATCAATGGAATGAAGTTTATTCTAAATTAGGTAGACCAGAATCTCCAGATAAGTATGAACTTAATGCTAAATCTGATGTTGTACCTATTGATGAAACTGCAATCAAAAACTTTGCCGAGACCTCACATAAGTTAGGTTTAAATAATAGACAAGCACAAGGTATCTTAGAGTTTTACAAAAACTCGATGGAAGGATCTGCACAACAATCAAAGATTGATATGGAAACTGCACAAGCAAATGCTGAACAACAACTAAGACAAGAGTGGGGTAAAACATTTGAAGATAATGTTAGAAAAGCAGGTTCATTAGCTAAAGCAAATCTAGGTGTAGAAGTATTAGATATGCAATTACAAGATGGAACACGATTAGGAGATCATCCAGATATTATAAAAGGATTTGCAAAAATTGCAGATATGATGTCTGAAGATAAAATTGTTTCAACTGAATCTGAAAATGTCAATCAAGGTAAAGATATTGAATCTGAAATATCTTCGATTGTAAATGATAAGAATAGTCCATATTGGAATAAAGGTCATCCAGATCATGACAAGATTGTTCAACAAGTATTTACATTAAGGTCAATGCTCAATGGATAATAATTTAACTGATGCTGAATTAAGATTGGAGATTCTCAGAATCGTTAAAGAAAATGGTACTGAGAATCAACGATCAAATCCCTTGCCAATCTGTGAGGAATATTATAAATGGGTTTCTAAGGAGAATGAAAGTTCTCCTAAGAAAAGAAAGACAATTCGTAAATCGAACCTTTCTGACAGTAAGGAATAGACTACAGTCTAACAGACTTTAAATGCAAGAGATGCCTGTCGTATGACAGAGAACCTTTCTGATTGTTTAACTATAACTAATAACTAAAGGAGACAAATATGTCTAACCAAATAACTACAGCATTTGTGCAGCAGTATTCTGCTAACATTCAAATGCTATCTCAACAAATGGGATCGTTATTAAGAGATAAAGTTCGTCTTGAAAGTGTTGTAGGTAAGAATGCGTTCTTTGACCAAGTTGGTTCTGTAACTGCGGTTAAAAGAACTAGCAGACATGGCGACACTCCACAAATTGATACTCCTCATGCGAGAAGAAGAGTTTCATTAGTGGATTATGAATTCGCTGACCTAATAGACGATCAAGATAAAGTAAGACTCTTAATTGATCCTACATCTTCTTATGCTCAAGCTGCTGCTTATGCAATGGGTAGAGCTATGGATGATGAAATAATCAGTGCTGCATTAGGAACTGCATTCACTGGCGAAACTGGTTCAACTTCAACTCCGTTACCTTCTTCTCAGAAGATAACTGAAGGTGGATCAGTTGGTTTAACTGTTGCTAAGTTAAGAAATACAAAAGAAATTCTTGACTTAAATTCTGTTGATCCGTCAATCGCTAGATACATTGTGGTAGGTCCTAAACAAATCACTGATTTATTAGGAACAACTGAGGTAACAAGTTCTGATTTCAACACTGTTAAAGCATTAGCAAATGGTGAAATCAACTCATTCCTTGGTTTTAACTTTATCGTGTCTAACAGACTAAACACAACTGGTTCTAACAGACAGTGCATAGCTTATGCAATGGATGGTATCGGTCTAGGTGTTGGTAAAGATGTTACAGCAAGAATAGACGAGAGAGCTGACAAAGGTTATGCTACTCAAGTTTACTACTGTGCATCTTTCGGTGCAACTAGAATGGAAGAAGAAAAAGTTGTTGAAATCCAAGCATACGAAGCATAATCATAAAGGAGAATAATTATGGCTAATGGAACTAATTACCAATTAAGCGAAAACACTCCTAAGGATATGGTTGATGTATCGCAATGGGGTGGAAAGTTAAGAGTACAGTACGACACTTACGAAGCATCTTCTTTTGGAGCAGGAACAATTAATGTTGCTAAGTTACCAAAAGGTGCAATCGTATATGATGTAGTGTTACACGCAGACGACATGGGAACAGGTACAACTGCTACTGTGGGTGATGCGGGTGATGCTGACAGATTTATAACATCTGTTGATACTGCATCTTCTGCTACTTTAACTAGATTGAATGCTATCGCTGGTTTTGGTTATGAATATTCAGATGCGTCTGACATAATCATTACTACGACTGGTACTTCAACTGGTACTTTCAAAATAGCAATATTCTATGTTGTAGAATAATCTATTACTTAGATGGGGGAGCAATCCCCCATCTTTCTTATGAAACAAATAAAAGATTTAAAAACAATACTACATTTTAAAAAAGGGGATTATGTTTACAGATATGTTCTAGTAGACAGATTTAAGAATACTTCTAAAGTACATTATGGTTTTGATTCAAAACTAGAAAGAACTGAACACGAAATATTTGCATTAGAAGATAATAGAAAACTCAGAAGAAAGTATATTATTAAAAATGACAACAAGTGACTTTGATCCTAGAAATTTAGGATTGTATAAAGAACCTAAAGATTTATTGCATTTTCAATGGCAAGACGATACTAAGGTATATAGATATGCTTTAGTTGAAATTATTGACGAAAAAGATATTAATAGTAGAACCAAGCAGAAAAAAGATGAGTTGCAATTAACTCAAAAAGAAATATGGAGTAAGTATGGCATCAGTAGTAGATATTTGTAATGGAGCATTAAATCAACTTGGTGCATCCACAATCTTAACTTTGACAGAAGATTCTAAGAATGCAAGGCTTTGCAATGCAAGATATACCCAAGTAAGAGATTCAGTATTTAGATCTCATCCATGGAATTGTTTACAAAAAAGAGTTCAACTTGCTGCAGATACAGATACTCCAGCATGGGGATTTACACAACAATATACTTTACCTGCAGATTGTTTAAGAGTTTTAACTATACTTGATTATGATGCAGATTATAAAATTGAAGGTAGAAAAATTTTAACTGATAACTCTAACATGAAAATACTTTACATAGCAAGAATTACTGATCCTAATGAATACGATGAATTATTAAGAGAAACATTATCAGCTGCACTTGCGGCAGACATTGCTTATGCAGTAACAAGTTCTAATCCAACAGCTTCTAATATGTATAATTTATTTAAAGATAAATTAAAAGAAGCAAGATTTGTAGATGCCACTGAAGGTCAAAATCAAAATCCAGAAAAAGGTATGGCAGATGTTGTTGGTGCTGATACATTTATTAATTCAAGGTTTTAATTAATGGCACGAGTTGCAGTACAACTAACCAATTTTACTGGTGGTGAATTATCACCAAGACTAGATGGTCGTAATGATCTAGCTAAATATCCTACAGGATGCAAGACATTAGAGAATATGATTATCTACCCACATGGTAGTGCTGCAAGAAGAAGTGGTACACAATATGTAGCGGAAGTAAAAGATTCTACAAAAGAAACAAGATTGATTCCTTTTGAATTTTCTACAACACAAACTTACATACTTGAGTTTGGCGATCAGTATATTAGATTTTATAAAGACAATGGTCAAATATTATCGGGTGGTTCAGCTTATGAAATATCTTCACCTTATTTAGAAGCAGAACTTTTTGATATTAAATATGCTCAATCTGCTGATGTGATGTATATCTGTCATCCAAGTCATCCAGTACAAAAGCTATCAAGAACAGGTCATACTGCCTGGACACTAACAGATGTTGATTTTCAAAATGGACCATTCATGGATCACAATATCTCAACAACTACATTAACACCTTCACATACTGCAGTTGGATCTAGTGGTAATTTAACTCTATCATCAACTACTGGAGTTAATAATGATCAAGGTTGGTTATCTACTGATGTAGATAGATTAGTTCATTTTAAAGATGGTCATTATAAAATTACTTCAGTAACTTCAACAACAGTTGCTGTAGCTACATCTATAGTTGCTCCTTCTTCTAGTTCTGCTGATACAGATTTTGCATTAGGATCATTTTCAGATACTACAGGTCATCCTTCTTGCGTAACCTTTTTTGAACAAAGATTAGTATTCGCTGCAACATTATCACAACCACAAACATTATTCTTTTCTAAGTCTGGTGATTATGAAAACATGGATGATAACTATCATGGAACAGTAGCAGATGATGATGCAATCATTTACACTATTGCTTCTAACCAAGTAAACGCAATCAGATTTATGACCGCTACAAGAACTTTAATCATTGGTACAGCTGGTGGTGAGTTTGCAGTTAGTGGTGGTGGAACTGATATTGCAATCACACCTACAAACATATTAATTAAAAAACAATCTAACAATGGTGCTGCAAATGTTGATGCACTTGCTGTTGGTAATGCTACTTTGTTTTTACAAAGAGCTAAAAGAAAATTAAGAGAACTAGCTTACAACTTTGATGTTGATGGTTATATTGCTCCAGACTTAACTATCCTTGCAGAACACATTTCAGAAGGTGGATTCAAACAACTATCGTATCAACAAGAACCTAATCAAATTATTTGGTGTGTTAGAACTGATGGTCAGTTAGTTGGACTCACTTATCAAAGAGAACAACAAGTTGTTGCTTGGCATAGACATATATTCGGTGGATCATTTGGAAGTGGTAATGCAGTTTGTGAAAGTGCTGCTACTATTCCAACAGATGATTCAGAATATCAAAGCTGGGTTATTGTAAAAAGAACGATTAATGGAACGACTAAAAGATATATTGAATATATTCATAATTATGATTTTGATGAAACAGATGATACTTCATTTAATTTTTTAGATTCACAATTAAATTATAGTGGTGCAACATCTACATTAGATGGAGCAATTACAGATTCTGATACAACAATTACTTTAGATGATGCTTCTAGTTTTACAACAACAGGTACAATTAAAATTGGAACTGAAATAATTACTTATACTGGTAAATCATCAAATGATTTAACAGGATGCACAAGAGGTACAAATGGTACTACAGCAGCTGCTCATGTAGATGCTAAAGAAGTTTTACAAGTTGTAAGTTCTCTTTCTGGACTTTCTCATCTTGAAGGTGAAACAGTTTCAATATTAGGTGATGGTGCAACTCATCCAAATAAAACTGTAAGTTCTGCAGCAATAACTTTAGATCGTTTTGTTAATAAAGCTAAAGTTGGTTTGCCATACACATCTTTATTACAAACAATGAGAATAGATGCAGGTTCACAAGATGGTACATCACAAGCTAAAACAAAAAGAATATTTGATATTACTATAAGACTTTATGAATCGATTGGTGTAGAGGTTGGTCCAGACTTATCTAATATGGAACGAATACCATTTAGATCTTCTGCAAATCCTATGGATAGTGGTATAGCAGTATTTACTGGAGATAAAGAAGTAGAGTTCAGAGGTAATTATGAAACTGATGGATTTATTTATGTTCGACAAACACAACCTTTACCTTTGACAATATTATCTTTATATCCAAGATTACAAACAAACGATGGATAACATATTAAATATTGTTAAATACAAAGGAGAACATGGTCAATACATTATGAAACAAAAAATGAATCATGTATTGATGGATAAAGATATGGAATTTGATGGTAACCCAATGAACTTAGAACAAGATAACTTAGCATTTACTGGTATGATTGATGGTGAACCTATCTTTGCAGCAGGTATGAAAATTGTTTGGGGGAGTGTTGCAGAGGGTTGGGTAATTGCAACAAATAAAGTTTTACAACATCCACTTCTTGTTGCACGAGCTATTAAGAAAGATTTTGCAAGAGTTGCTAAAGAAAACAATATCAAAAGAGTTCAAACTGCTGTAAGAGCTGACTATACAACTGGTTTAAAATTTGCTAAATGGTTAGGTTTACAGGAAGAAGGATTAATGAGAAAATTTGGTTTCGATGGTTCTGATCAATATATGTATGCGAGGATATTTTAATTATGGGATGGACAGCAGCATTAACCGCAGCAACAGCAGTAACATCAGTAGCCGCAGCAAGACAGGCATCAGCAGCTGGTAAATACAATCAAGCTATTCAAGAAAGAAATGCACAAGTTGCAGAACAAGAAGCTGAACAAATTGAAAGACAAAAAGAATTTGATATTGCTAAATTTGATCAACAGTTCGCACAACTACAAGGTCAAACTAAAACAAGAATATTATTTTCTGGTGCAGAACTTTCTGGTTCTGGATTAAGAATATTAAGACAGAATGCAGAACAAGCAGAAATTGAAAAAGACATTATAGATTATAATGCAAAAATAGGTCAAGCAAGAAAATTTGAAGAAGCTAACTTTTCAAGAATGCAAGGTCAAGTTGCTAGAAATCAAGCTCGATCTGCTGAACTTGGATATTATGCACAAGCAGGTACAAGTTTATTAAGAGGATTTGGAGAATAATATGCCAAAGATTCCTACATTCACAGCACAGGGTAGACCTACCGCAGAAGCACCAAGTGTTAGAACTGGTATTCAGATTTCACCTACTGCCACACCTGCTGCTGGATTACTTCCAGCTTTAAATGAATTAACAGATTACTCAATAAAAAAAAGAGATACTGCCGAAAAAGTAGAAGCTGCAAAAAAAGTTTTTGAAATAAAAGGTGAACTTGATAAATATTTAGAAGCTGAAAAAGAAAATATTAATGATGAAGATGCAATCAGTAATTTTAAAAATAAATATAATAATTACATTAATCAACAATTACTTGGTGTAAAAAATAATAGAGTTAAAAAAAGAATACAACAAAATTTAGATTTAGAATATTCAGAGTATGTTTATAATATTAAAAACAATTCTTACAAAGCATTAGAAACAGAAAGTTTAACAACAATCAATAATGAAATAAATTCTTTATCTGGCAAATATGCAACATCAGATAATCCAATATTAAAAGTTAAATATAAAACACAAGCAAAAGAAAAAGTCAGACAGTTTGCTGAAGATTTTGACTTACCAAAAAATGTATTAGATAAAAAATTAGAAGCTGTTGATAGAGATTTTTTATTAGCGGATATGCAACAATTTGCTGGTAAAATAAATGGTGCTTCTGAAATTAAAAACTTAGATGATAGTTTAAATGGAAGTAAATTTTTAAATGACCAAGATTTTTCAACTGGTGTTTATAATGCTTACAATTCAAAAATATCTGAACTTACAGTAAAAGGTGATCCAAATTCTGACTATGATAGAGCTGTAGAATTATTAGATGAATTAAAAGACTTTGAAAGATCAAATGGTTATAAAGTTAAGACAGGAGATATATCCGTTAAGATTGATAGCTTAGAACAAAAAATATTAAATGAACAAATATCTCACGATAAGATAATAAGAACTCAAGGAGATAATAAATTATTTTATGGATATGCCAATGATTTAAAAGATAGTTTATCTAAAAGTATTGCTGATCCTTTTGGACAACCAGAATTACAAGATAGATTAGCAGCAGTAGAAATTGAACAAGAATTTGATAAAAGAATAAAAGAATATACTTTAGCAAATCCAGAAGCAACTTTAGCTGAAAAACAAGCCTATGCTAGATCAACAACTTATGTTTTAAAAAGTAAATATGAAGATAATAAAATAGAAAAAGCATCTACATTTAATTTACAACAAAGTGATACAGAAATTTTATCACAGTATAACGATACTGTTAATGATATGAAAAAATTATCAGAAGGTACATTAGATCAAGATACAATAGAATCTTATGAAAGTTTAGCAAGAGCTAATGGTTATCAAGATATTCAATCATTTATGAATGATTACTTACCATTATTGAAATCTCAAATTCAAGGACAATAAATGGCTAATGAATTTTCTCCAGAGGTTCTAAATTTATTAGAAACCTTCAATAAAGAAACTATAAAAATAGAACCAGTTAATTCTGGTTTAGTAAAAAATCCAGATCAAGAAGATGTAAACTATTGGAATATTGCAACAGATATGGCTTTATCTGCACCACAGGGTATTGTTAATGCAGTTGAAGAACAAGGTGATTTTTTAGATGAAAATATAGTTTCATTGGGTGGATTAGAATTTGGGGATAAAGATGGTAAATTAACATTTAAAGATTTTATTCCAAAATATGTTTCACCTTCAAAATGGAAAGCAGAAGAGTATTCAAAAAAAAGACAATTACCAGTATTTCATAAACCAGAAACATTAGCTGGAGATATGACAGAAGGAGTTACAAGATTTCTTACTGGCTTTGCAGGACCAGCTAAATTTTTAAAAGGTGCAGGTCTAGCAGGTACATCTGCAAAAGCAATTTCAAGAGGTATGGTTGCAGGTGCTGTTGCTGATCTTACTGTCTTTGATCCAAACGAAGGTAGACTATCAGATATGTTAATAGAATTTGATTCACCTGTTTTAAATAATGCGGTTACTCAATATCTGGCTACAGATAAAAATGATGGTGAAATGGAAGGTAGATTAAAAAATGTTTTAGAGGGAATGTTACTTGGTGGAGTAGCTGAATCTATATTTTATGGAATAAAAGGTTTTAAAAAAATGAAACAAACAAAAGATTTAGATAAGAGAGCTGTATTACAAAAAAGAGCAGATGAAATTATTAAAGATGCACAAAAAGGAAGAAAGTCAAAAAGATTAAGAAAATTTGCATTAGAAGATAATGATGCAATTAATACTAAAGAAGCATTAAAAGTAATTACTAAATCAAAGGAAACTGCAAAACAAGATGCAGAACTTTGGTTAAAAAAAATATTAAATACCAAATCATTTACAGGTGGTGAACAAGTATTAAGAACAATAGATAATATTGTTGATAATGGTTTTGATGATCTTACAAAAGAATTTTTAGAAAATGATGTATTGGCAAATGATGTTGCATTGGAACTTGCAGAGATTGCGGGTAGAGATCAGAAAGAAGTATTAAAAGCTATTACAAAAGAAGGTGTAAGATCTAAAGATGCAACAGTTAGAATGCTTACCAATAAAATGTTTTTACAACAATTAGGTCAAGATTATATAGATGTATCTGCAAAATATTTAGATGAGTTTGGAGAGAATGTAGACAAATGGTCTAAAGAAGCTAAAGAAGAAATGGCTTTAAGAGGTAAAGTTATTCAAGAAACAACTTATGCTTTGAAAGAACAAATCAGAAGTGCTGCTAGAGTTACACAAGCAGGAAGAATTAAAGTTACACGATCTGGTGGTAAAATTTTAGAAGTAGAAGATATTGCTAATAATATAAAAAACTTCAATGCTAATCCTGCTGTACTTGCAAAAAAAATAAAAGATATGAAACCTAAAGATGCAATCCATGAAATTGCAAAAACTAAATCTCAAAAAACTATAGAAGTATTTAACTCATTATATATCAACTCATTGCTTTCTGGAACTTACACTCATGCTGTAAACTTTTTATCTAACTCTTATGAATTATTATTAAGACCATTAGAACAAATTTCTGGTGGTGCTTTAAGAGGCGATATTAGATCAATAAGAACTGGATTTGCACAATACCAAGGAATGTTATTTACAATGGGTGATACCATAAAAGCAGTTGGTACAGCATTAAGACAAGGAGATGCAATTCTTGATCCATTATCAAGAACACAAGATAACTTGAGAATTGTAAATGGAAAAGCTGTTAGACCTATTAGTGGTTCTAATCTTGGATTTAATGGTAAAGTTGGAACAGCAATAGATTGGTTGGGTTTTGTATCAGAATTACCAACAAGATTACTTATGGGTTCTGATGAATTATTTAAACAAATGAATTACAGAGGAAGATTATTTGCATCAGCAATCGATAATACTTTAGAACTTGGTTTAGATATTAGTTCAAAAGAAGGTAAAGCAAATATAGATAAAATATTTAAAGAAGGTTTTGATAAAAATGGAATGGCAAATGTAAAAGATAATGCAATAGCAGCTGAAGCATTACAACAATCAAGAATATCTACATTTACAAATACATTAGAAGATGGAAGATTTTTAAATATTGGTGGTGCATGGCAAAAGTTTTTACAAAAAGCACCATACCTAAGATTCCTATCTCCTTTTGTTAGAACCCCAACAAACTTATGGAGACAATTTGAAACTCGTATTCCTGTATATGGTGGATTTACAAAACCTATGCGAGACCTTTGGAGAACAGGAGATCGTAGAGCAAGAGCTGAAGTTTTGGGTAGACAAATATTTGGAACTTCTGCTGCATTTTATGCTTATCATTTAACTCAATCTTCAGTTACTGATAAAAATGGAAATGTATATCCAAAGATTACAGGAGAAGGACCAAAAGATTTTAATGTTAAAAAAACATGGTTAAATAATGGATGGCAACCTTATTCTATTGCACAACAAAATAAAGATGGAAGTATAACTTATAAACAATACAATAGAATGGATCCTCGATTTTATATCTTTGGAATTATGGCAGATATAAATGAAAATAATTTAAACATTAATGATGAATCAAAAGAAAATATGTTTGCTGTTGCAGTTATTTCTGCAATGAAATCTGCTACTAATAAATCATATTTAAGAGGTATATCTGATGGTATGGAACTTATTGAAAGACCTACTGTAGAAAATTTTGAAAAATATTTTGGTAGACAAATAGGTAATGCAATTCCTTATCAAGCATTAATAGGTCAAGGTATTCCAGGTATTACAGAATATGATTCTGATATGTTAGAAGCTAGAGGATTTGTTGATGAAATTATTAAGAAAGCACCATTTATAAATAAAACAGAATATTTAGAAGTAAGAAGAGATATACTTACAGGAGAACCTATTGAAAGAACTCCTAATGCAATATATTTTAATCCAGAAGGTGGATTATCATTTTTAGGATTAACACAAGGACCATTTTTAGTTGGAAGAAAAATAGATGTTAAAGATGATCCTGTTACATTAGAGATTGCAAGATTAAAAGTATCTTTGCCAGATCCACCAAAGATTAAAGAAAGAAAAGTACAATTATTAGATTATAAAATTAATGATCAATCTGCTTATGATTATTGGATAGAAAGAATTGGTAAAACAGAAATAAGAGGTATAACTTTAAAAGATAAATTAGACCAAACATTCAATTCTTTAGCTTATAAAAGAAGAAAAGAAGGAGATGAAGATTTTGATGGTGGTAAAGAAAAAACTATTCAAAAGATATTTCTTGTATATAAAAAACAGGCTTATGGTGATATGCTTAAAAAATATGAAGAAGTAGATAAAGCTATCAAAGAAGCTAAGAAAGAGAAATATGGATTTTTAAAACCTATGAGATTAGGAGAAATTAAAGAAGAACCAAAAGAACTATTGCCTAGAATGTAAATTAACTATATAGAGAAACAATATGACAATATCATCTACTACAGTAAAGAACTCATACTCTGGAAATGGTACACTTGATACCTTCAACTACACTTTTAAGATCTTTGCTGACACAGATTTACAGGTTATCATTAGGGATGCTACAGCTACTGAAACAGTTAAAACTTTAACGACTCATTATACAGTAACAGGTGCAGGTTCTGCTTCTGGTGGAACTATAGTTTTCACCGCAGGTAATATACCAAGTGCAACTGAAACTGTAGTAATTAGAAGAGCTGTTCCGCAAACCCAAGCGATTGATTATATCGCTAATGATCCATTCCCTGCGGAATCACACGAAGAGGGTTTGGATCGTTCAATGATGACACTACAACAACTTCAAGAAGAAGTTGATCGATCTATAAAACTATCAAGAACAAATACTATGACCTCTACAGAGTTTGCTGTAGGTGCAACAAATAGAGCAAATAAAATTTTAGCATTTGATACCAATGGAGAAATTTCTGTAACACAAGAGCTTGGAACTTTTGTAGGAAATTGGTCATCAAGTACAGACTTTAATGGAAGAGATATTGTAAAAGATACTACCAATAATAATATTTATATTGCAAATACAGCACATACATCTTCTGGTTCTTTGCCAATCAGTTCTAATACAGATGTTGCTAAATGGGATTTATTAGTAGATGCTGCTAGTGCTACATCATCTGCTACTGCTGCAGCATCATCTGCAACTGCCGCTGCCTCTTCTGCTACAGCTGCTGCAACCTCAGAAACAAATGCCGCAACCTCTGAGACTAATGCTGCAACTTCAGAATCAAATGCAAGTACATCTGAAACTAATGCCGCTTCAAGTGCTACTTCTGCTGCATCTTCAGCTACATCAGCATCTACATCCGCAACTACTGCTACAACTAAAGCAAGTGAAGCATCTACATCAGCAACCAATGCAGCAACTTCTGAGACAAATGCAGCATCTTCTGCAACCTCTGCTGCTAGTTCTGCTACAACAGCTACGACTAAAGCAAGTGAGGCTAGTACTTCTGCGACTAATGCGGCAACAAGTGAAACCAATGCTGCATCAAGTGCTAGTGCTGCTAGTACTTCAGAAACAAATGCAGCAACATCAGCGACAACTGCTAGTAATGCTGCTACAGCTGCACAAGCTGCACAAACTGCTGCTGAACTCGCTGCTGATAATTTCGATGATACTTATTTAGGTGCAAAAGCTAGTGATCCTACAGTTGATAATGATGGTGATCCACTAACTGCAGGAGATTTATATTTTAATACAAGCTCAAATGAAGTTAAATATTATAATGGAACTTCTTGGTCTGCAATATCACCTGGTATTACAGATATAGTTTCAGATACTACACCACAATTAGGTGGTAGCTTAGATGTTAATGGTAATTCAATCGTATCAGTTTCAAATGGAAATATCTCAATCACTCCTGATGGAACAGGTAAAGTTATTATAGATGGTTTATCACACCCAACAGCAGATGGAACTAATGGTCAAGCATTAGTAACTGATGGTGCTGGAAATTTATCTTTTGGAGATGTTTCAGTAAGTCTAAGTGCAGTAGGAGAATCAATTATCCCAGCAACAACTGATACTTATGATCTAGGTTCATCATCTTTTGTATGGAGAAACATATACACAGGAGATTTACATTTATCTAACGAAGCAAAATCAGAGGGTAATTCTGTAGATGGCACTAAAGGTAATTGGACTATTCAAGAGGGTGCTGACGATCTATTTATTGTTAATAACAAATCAGGCAAGAAATATAAGTTCAAACTAGAGGAGATTTAAACATGGCTTTTATCTCCAATGGCACTACGATTTTAGATAATGGTGCATTTGATGTTCCATTAGGAGGTCTAGTTTTATTATCTGAACAAACAGCATCAGCTTCAGCATCAATATCATTTACAAGTGGAATAGATAGTAGTTATCCAATATATCGTTTTGAATTTATTAATATCCACCCAGCAACTAATGATGTAGAATTTCAATTTAATTTTTCAACAGATGGTGGTTCTAACTACAATGTTACAAAAACAACTACTGCATTTGAAAGTTATCATTCAGAAAGTGGTTCTGTTTCAGATGTAGCATATTTATCAGCAGATGATTTAGCACAGTCTACATCAAATCAAAAATTAACAAGAAGAACAGGAAATAATAATGATGAATCTGCTAGTGGTTATTTACACTTATTCAATCCATCTTCCACAACTTTTGTAAAACATTTTATATCTAGAGTTCATAGTTATCATCAATCAGATTTAGCATATACTATGTTTGTTGCTGGATATGGAAACACTACATCAGCAATAAATGGTGTAAGATTTCAAATGTCATCTGGCAACATAGATTCTGGCACAATAAAACTATATGGAATAAAGGACAGTTAAAATGGCTTTACACTCATTACATTCGTATAAAGAAATTCGCAAAGGAGTTTGCTCATGGCAGTAGTATCAGGTGGAACAACATTAATAGACAATGGTGCTTTAGATGCTGGAGTACCAACAGGAAGTTTAATATTACTTTCAACTCAAACAGCAAGTGCAAGTGCATCTATTTCATTTACATCAGATATAGATTCAACTTATGATTCCTATGTGTTTAAATTTATAAACTGCCACCCAGCTACTGATGGTGCAAAATTTCAATTTCAAGCTGATACTGGAACAAATACAAATTATAATCAAACTATAACATCTACAACTTTTTATGCTTTTCACTCAGAAAGTGGTGCAAGTTCAAGTTTAAGTTATGATGGAAGTTATGACCAAGCACAAGGAACTTCATTTCAAGATTTAATTTTTTTTCAAGGTAATGATGCTGACCAACAATGTTCTGGTAGTTTGCAAATTTTTAATCCTAGTAGTGGCACATTTGTAAAACATTTCATAGCAAGAGGAGTTAGAGCATCTGCAAACGATCAAATATCTGATGAATATACTGCTGGATATTTTAACACAACCACACCTATAACAAGAGTACAATTCAAATTTTCATCAGGCAACATAGATGACGGCACAATCAAAATGTATGGAGTAAAATAAGGAGTAATCATGGGTTTAATATCTAACGGCACAACAATATTCGACAATGGTTCAATGGCATCTGGCTTTGGTGGAAGTTTAAACTTTATCTCAAAAGCTACTGCTAGTGCATCTGCTAGTATAGAGTTCACATCTGGTATTGATAGTTCATATAAGGAATATGTCTTTTATTTTGTGAATATGCACCCAGCGACAGATGGTGCTTATTTTGAATTTCAATTTAGTACTGACAGTGGTTCAACTTATGCTACAACTATAACTTCAACATCATTTAATTCTGCACATAATGAATCTGATAGTGTTGCCGTTCTTCAATATGTAACAGCAGATGATCTAGCACAATCTACATCATTTCAAAGATTTTCCGCAACAGTAGGTGCTGACAATGACCAATCTACATCAGGTATTATGCAAATTTTTAATCCTTCTAGCACAACTTTTGTTAAACACTTTATAGCTAATTTAGATGTATATAATCCAAGTGATTATTCAGCATCAGTTTTTACTGCTGGATATGCGAACACAACAAGTGCAATAGATGCTATTAAATTTCAAATGTCTAGTGGAAACATAGATAGTGGAGAGATATTGCTATTCGGAGTAAATTAATTTATAAGGAGAACATTATGCACAAATTAGTAAATGGAATACAAGTAAACCTCACACCAGAGGAAATCGCACAAAGACAAGCTGAAGAAACTGCTTGGAACAATGGTGCATTTGATCGTGCTATGGCAGATTTAAGAAGTAAAAGAGATAGACTTCTTGCTTCATGCGATTGGGTTATGATGTCAGATTCTCCAATAGCAGATAAATCTAATTGGGAAACTTATAGACAAGCATTAAGAGATATTACAGAAAATTTAACAACAGTAGAACAAGTACAAGCAGTAGAATTTCCAACTAAACCATAAGAGGTTTAATGCAACTATCTAAACATTTTACTTTAGAAGAATTTGAGAAATCACAAACAGCTACAAGAAAAGGTATCAAAAACAAAGCTGGTGCTGGAGAGATTAAAAACTTAGGCGATCTTTGTTATGAAGTATTAGAGCCTGTTAGAGCAAAGTTTGAAAAACCAATCACAATCACATCTGGTTATCGTAGCCCAGAACTATCAGAGGCAATAGGCTCAAAAGCAACATCACAGCATTGTCTTGGCGAGGCTTGTGATATGGAAGTCTTAGGAGTTTCTAATCTTGAAGTAGCTTTATGGATTCAAAACAATGTTGATTTTGACCAACTAATTTTAGAATATTACACAGGAGAACAAAATAGTGGTTGGATTCATGTTTCATACAAAGATGGTAGTAATAGAAAACAGGTTTTGACATTTGATGGCAAGAAATATACAAACGGATTACCTGATGCAAAGTGGTCGGGTGGAAAAATAACTAACTAATAGGAGTTTATTATGCCAATGGGAAAAGGAACTTATGGGTCTAAAAGAGGAAGACCACCAATGAAGAAAAAAAAGAAAAAAGCTAAAAAGAAAAAGTAATGGCAAAGAAAAGACGAGTTCCAAAAGATAAAAAGACTAAAATACCTAAAAAGTATTTATCAGGTCTTAAAGGTGCTAAACGATCTTCAAGAGCAAGTCTTTTAAAACGAATGTCGAGTTTATATAAAAAAGGGGTAAAAATTCCTTTATCCCTTTTTAAATCAAGAGTTAAATAATGGCAGTTAGAAGAAAACCTTTATCAGCTAGTGTAAGAGCAACATTAAGAAGAAAAGCTAAAGCTAAAAAAGGTGTAACATTTAGCCAACTTACAAAAGTATATCGTAGAGGACAAGGTGCTTGGCTAGGTTCTGGTTCAAGACCAAAAGTTCCTATGTCAGCTTGGGCTATGGCCAGAGTTAATTCATTTGTTAGAGGGTCAAGAAAACACGACACAGATTTAAGAAGAAAAAAGAAAAAATGAGCCTATACGATACCTACATTGAACAAGCTAAACTTATTCATCAAAACGATAAGAAATGGCGAGGCACA